AACTGGTAATATCAGTATTCCAATGTACATCAACATCGTTACAGATGAAGAAGGTGAGACAGTTAGCCGTGAAGTAAATCCAAAATTTGTTGAATTTCAAAATGAATTCAATACATTACTTCAAGAGGACAAAGAAATCGAGCACAATATTTTTAAATTAGAAGAATTTGAGAATGTTGAGTCAGATGGTAACTATCCTATTTTCTTCAAATTGATTAAGGTAGGTGAATAAATTAGTAGAAATTGCTAAAGCTTGGATAATTGCGGCTAATCCCAATCCCGAGCAAAAATTATTGGCTGAGACTAGGGCAAGCGTCTGTGACGCTTGTCCACATAAAGCCCATACAGCAGCTATTGATTTACACTATTGTGATTTATGTGGATGTCCACTTTCTAAGAAAATATTTAGTCCTGCGGGACCTAACGCCTGTCCTGATAAACGATGGGCACAATAAAATAAAGTTATGTCAAAATTAACATCCGAAGAATTGCAATCTGTTAATGATTTGCAATCAAAGTACAATCAAACTATATTCGAAATTGGTGCTGCTGAAGCACAAATTATCGTGTTTCAACAACAAATCGATAAATTAACTGAAACCAAAAAAGGTTTAGTAAGTGATTTGGGCACAATTGAACGCAAAGAAAACGAATTAATTAAATCCCTACAAGAAACATACGGACAAGGCGCTATTGATCCAACTACTGGAGAAATAACACCTGTTCAACAATAATCTGCGGTTTATCATTGTTTTTAGATATTTATTATTAGGTCAATCCTATTAAATTTCAAAAACAATTATACAAAATGGCAGAAAAAATTTTATCTCCCGGTGTGTTCCAAAACGAGTCTGACCAGTCTTTAGTACAAAGAGGCATTCAAGGAACCGCTACGGCGATCGTTGGTCCTACAGTGTTAGGTCAACCATTTGTTCCTACTTATGTTACTTCTTACAGTGAATTTGCATCTAAATTTGGCGAAACATTTAAGAGTGGTAGTTACTATTATGAGTATTTTACTTCATTAGCAGCTAAAGACTTCTTTCAAAATGGTGGTCAAACATTGCTAGTAACTAGAATTGTTACTAGTGGTAGTACAAGTATGAGTACATACGCAAGTGCTTCAGTTGGTGCTTTTACAGGTACTGGTAGTTCATTCGATATTGAAGCAATAACTTGGGGTAATATTATGGATAATGTTTCTCCTACAGTTAGTGGTTCATTAACAAGCGGTAGTGCAGTTAACGTTCGTTGGGAAGTTACAAATGTAAACACAGGAAGTGGTACATTTAACTTAACAGTTCGTGCAGGTAACGACAACAACGCTCAAAAGAATTATATCGAAACTTGGCCTAATTTATCATTAGACCCAGCATTACCTAACTACATCTCTCGCGTAATTGGTGATATTAAACCAGTTTACAGAGTAGATAGTGATGGTAATCCGTTTATTGATCAAACTGGTTCTTACGCTAACGCTTCTCAATACATTCGTGTTAAAGCAATTACAACTCCTCAAATCGATTCAATCGATAATAATGGTAATTACAAAGCAACTTTATATAGTGGTTCTTTACCAGCATTAGGTAGTGGTTCAAATAGCGGTGCTTTTGGTGGTGGTGTTATAGCTACAGCAAATGCACAATTAATGAACGAAAATATTACTACAAGTAGTATTCAAGGATTTATACCTGCTGATTTTAATGCAGCATTTAATATTTTAGCAAATAAAGATGAATACAAATATAATGTATTAATCGCTCCAGGTGTTGGTCTAGATTGTAGCGCTGCTTCAACTATGATTTCAACAGTTGAAGGTCGCGGTGATGCAATTGCATTATTAAGCACAGGAATATATGGTACTCCAATTAACGGAAGTACAGGAGCTGTTACTTTAGCTGCTGGTCAATCTAGCAACTACTCAGCTGCTTATTATCCTTGGGTTCAAGTATATTCAAGCAATTTAGGTAAAACAGTATGGTGTCCTCCAACAACAGTAATGGCAGGTGTATTCGCATTCAACGATCAAGTTGGTGCTGAATGGTTCGCGCCAGCTGGTTTAAATAGAGGTGGTATCCCATCAGTATTAAAAGCTGAAAAAAGATTATCTCAAGCAGATCGCGATACATTATATGCTGGAAATGTTAACCCATTAGCTACATTCCCTGGTGAAGGTGTTGTAGTATTTGGTCAAAAGACATTACAACGTAAAGCAACAGCTTTAGATAGAGTAAACGTTCGTCGTTTATTAATCTCATTGAAAGATTATATTGGTCAAGTATCTCGTAACTTAGTATTTGAACAAAATACAAATGTTACTCGTAATAAATTCTTGGCTCAAGTTAATCCATACATGGAATCAGTAGTACAAAGACAAGGTTTATATGCTTATAAAGTTGTAATGGATGGTTCAAATAACACAGCCGATGTAATTGATAGAAATCAATTAGTAGGTCAAATATATGTTCAACCAACTAAAACTGCTGAATTTATCGTATTAAACTTCAACATATTACCAACAGGCGCTACATTCCCTGCATAGGGGGATGTGGTTCCAATATTTATTAATAGCAATTAAATTTAACATAAAATGGCAGTATTAGATGCAAATGAAATAATGTTTACCGCTTTTGAACCAAAAGTTCAGAATCGTTTCATTATGTATATAGATGGTATCCCAGCATACTTAATCAAGAGTGCAACAGCACCTGGATTCGAAGCTGGAGAAATCATATTAGATCATATCAACGTTTACCGTAAAGTAAAAGGTAAAGTTCGTTGGAATGACATGACTTTAAACTTATATGATCCCGTAACACCATCTGGTGCTCAATCAGTAATGGAATGGGCTCGTTTGGCTCACGAATCCGTAACTGGCCGTGATGGTTATTCTGATTTCTATAAGAAAGATTTAACATTAGATATTTTAGGTCCAGTAGGTGATGTAGTAGGTGAGTGGATCGTTAAAGGTGCTTACGTTAAGACAGCTACCTTTGGTGATTACGATTGGGCTAATGAAGCAGCAATTAACTTAGCTGTTACAATAGCTATGGACTATTGCGTATTGAATTTCTAAGATATACAATATAATATTAAAGAGCGTTAGCCTATTTGGTTAACGCTTTTTTTTTGCATATATTTATATATACAACAAATAAAAACGTTATATGGCTGAATTTAAAATTCCAACCGAAACAGTTACATTACCATCAAAAGGTTTATTGTACTCTAAAGAATCACCACTTTCTAAAGGTGAAATTGAGATGCGCTACATGACCGCGGCTCATGAAGATATTCTTACTAATTCTAATTACATTAAAAACGGTACTGTAATAGATAAATTACTTAAAGCATTAATCGTTACTGATATTAACTATGGTGATTTATTAGTAGGTGATAAAAATGCAATACTAGTTGCTGCTCGTGTTTTAGGTTATGGTAAAGACTATAATATAGAATATAAAGGTAAAGAAATAACAATTGATTTAACTCAATTGAAAGATAAAGTAGTTGATTATTCATTATTCCAAAAAGGCACAAATGATTTTTCATTTACATTACCAAAATCAGGTAATATAGTTACTTTTAAGATATTATCACACATGGATGAACAAAAAATTGATGCTGAACTTAAAGGCTTACAAAAAATTAAACCTGAATCTAATTCAGAAATGACTACACGATTAAAATACATTATTACTTCGATTAACGGTGATCGTGATCAAAAAGCAATTCGTGATTTCGTTGATAATCATTTATTAGCACCAGAGGCTAGAGCATTACGTCAATATTATGCTCAAATATCTCCAGATGTTGATATGAAACATATTCCTCAAGATGAAGATTATGTTGGGGAGGGCATAGACATTCCAATCGGTCTTAACTTTTTTTGGCCTGACTCCGGAGTATAGGTTATACTTATTTAAACAAATCCATGAAATAGTATTCAATAGTCAAGGTGGATATGATTGGAATACTATATACAATATGCCAATTTGGTTGCGTCGCTTTACGTTTGAGACATTAAAAGAACATTACGAAAAGCAAAAAGAAGAAACTGAAAAGCAACAAAATATGCTAAAAAATACTAGCAACAGTAAAGAAGTATCACGACCAAACATAGCTTCAAAACCACCGACATATACAGCAAAGGCGCCTAAGAAATAGGCGCTTTTAATATTTATATAATGTAATATCACATTATGGCGACAACACAACAAGATATAGATAATAGCGAACAATTACTCAATTTATCTAATAAAATAATAGATGCTTATAATGCTCGTAAAAAAGTATTAAACGGGATTAATCAAGAAGAAAATGATTTATTAGCAGCTACTAAAAAACAAAAAAGTCTTTCCGAAGAAATTGCAGCCAATTCTGAAAAATATCTTAATTATCAAATTAAATCTAAAGAATTATCTAAACAACTTTCAAAAGCAGTAGAAACAAAAAAAGTTTTTGAAGATAAATTTAATAAAATTCAATCTAATGGTCTTAAACTTTCAGAGAATTTAAAAAATGAATTTGCAAAAGCTAATCAAGAAAAAAGAAAGTTAAAAAATTTAATAGATGCTGAAAATAAAAATTATCTTAATCAAAATGTTCTTTTAGATGCTGCTAAAAAAAGACTTGAAGATTTATATTCAAAACAACAAGCAGGAGAAAATGTAAATAGATTAAAATTACTTACTGCTAAAAATAATCTTAGACTTGTTTCTGAAGAAGCAAAAGTATCAGAAAATGTTTTAAAAAACTTAGAAAAAAGAAAAACAAAACAAGAAGATATAGCTAAAAGTTCTATTCAAGTTTATAAAAATTCTAAAGAGGTTGTAGCTAATAGTGATAAAGAAATTATACTTCTTAAAGAAAATTTAGAAATAAGAAAACGAGTAGAAAAATCTACTGGTTTATTAGGAGGGTTAGCTAAAGCTGCTACAAAAATTCCAGGCATAGGCCAATACTTGAATGCTCCAGAGGCTATAGAGGAAATGGAAAAATTAGCTTCTAAAATTGAACAAGCAGGTGGTAAATCAACTTCATTTACTAATAGATTAAAAATTGGCTTAAAAGGAGCAAATGTATTAGCTAAAGGATTTATTGAAAATATTACAGCTCCCGAAGCTATATTTGCACTTATTATTTCATCTGCTTTAAAAGCTAATGACGAGGCTGTTAAATTAGGTAAATCATTAGGTTATGGTGTTGGTAGAGCAGAAGCATTTAGAGATAGTTTAGCAGGAATAGAACGTTCTAGTAAGAATATAAATGTTACAACAGCTAATCTAGTTGAAGCTTTTCAACAATTATCCCAAATTACTGGATTTGCATATGAATATTCAGCAGATCAACTTACTACTCAAGTTAAATTAACTAAACAAGTTGGTTTAACCGCAGATGAAGCTGCTCAAGTACAACGCTATGGTGCTTTAAATGGTAAAACATCAGAAGAAACTTATAGATCCTTTCTTAAAGGAATAGTAGCAACAAGGAATCAACTTAAAGTTGGTATTGACTTTAAAGCTACATTAGCTGAAGCCGCTAAAGTGTCTGGTCAATTAGCTGCTAACTTAGGATTCAACCTCTT